CGTACAGGGTTTGTTATGTAACGGAAAAGGGAAAGTACGTTTACAAATCAATGCCAGTTGCAAACGTATGATTGAATGTTTAGAGTTGCAATCTTATACTGAAAAAGGCGAGCCAGACAAGGAAGCCGGGTACGATCACATGAATGACGCGCTAGGCTATCTGATCTGGCGGGAGTTTAACCCACTTCATGCACGTTCTGGGCGTGGAACTGGTATTAGATTGTATTAATGCACTACTATGTAATTAAAACTAGGGAGAACTATTGTGTATAGCGGTTACGGCAGACAATACAGCAGAGGAAACACCGGGGTAACTACTGATGTTAACGACCCTAGTTCAACTTGGTTTAATCAAGAACCACATTGGTTACTTATAGAGGATTTAGCCGGAGGGACATATTCGGTACGCATGAAACACAGGCGTTATTTACCCCAAGAGCCAAGAGAGCAAGACGATTCATACGAAAACAGATTAGCCAGAAGTACTTGCCCGCCATATCTACAGCGACTTGAACGTATGCTTGCAGGTATGCTCACAAGAAAGCCAGTTAGATTGCAAGATGTAAACGACACCATAAGAGAACAATTGTTTGATGTGGACCTACAAGGTAATGATTTGAATATCTGGACTTATGAAACTGCTAGAAAAATGATTCGTTATGGACACGTTGGGGTCCTAGTAGATACACCGGCTGAAGGTAATGGCCGTCCATATTGGGTAGCTTATACACCGAGGGAAATATTAGGCTACAGAACAGAAGTTAGAGGGGGTCAAACTACATTTACTCAACTTAGGCTAATGGAAAAGGTCTACGAACCTGACGGCGAATATGGCGAAAAGTTAATCGAACAAGTAAGAGTACTTTACCCGGGGCGCTACGAAATACACAGAAAAAATGATGATGGAAAGTACAAAGTTTTTGATGAGGGGACTACAACAACTACAGAAATACCTTTTGCAGTTGCATATTCAAACCGCGTAAGTCTCATGGAGTCTAGACCACCTTTAGAGGATATAGCAGAGTTGAACATCAAAGCGTACCAAGTACAAAGTGACCTCGACAACCAGCTACATATTTCAGCAGTACCGTTGCTAGGTTTCTTTGGATTTCCGCAAAGTTCTGAGGAGGTAAGCGCGGGACCCGGGGAGGCAATTGCATTTCCCGCAGATGGTAGAGCCGAGTACATTGAGCCAACTGGTAGGTCTTTCGATTCACAGTTCCAGAGGTTAGACCAACTTGCACAACAGATTAATGAACTTGGTTTAGCCGCTGTATTAGGACAAAAGTTAAGCGCGGAAACAGCAGAGGCCAAAAGAATAGACCGAAGCCAAGGGGACAGCACAATGATGGTTGTAGCTCAACAGATGCAAGACTTAATCGACAACTGTTTGACCTACCACGCCCAATACTTAAATACTTCAGAGATTGGTAGTAGTTTTGTTAATCGTGATTTCTTAAGCACCAGACTAGAGCCACAAGAAATACAATCATTGTTACAACTCTACACAGCCGGTACGATCACACAAAAAACATTATTAGATCAGTTAACCCAAGGCGAGGTATTAGGGGACGAGTTTGACGTTGAGGAGGAGATAGAGGCTACACAAACTGGCGGCCTAACAGAAATGGCCCCACCAGAACCGGAGGAGGAAGAGGAGCCAGAGGAAGAAGAGGACGAACCAGAGGCGGCGTAACTAATGGCTTTGCCTGATGCCATTTATAGAAATGCTATTGACCTTAATAGATTTGGGAATAAAGTCTCTACTGATGTTTCAAAAAGGTTTGTAGATATTTGTGTTCAATCGGTTAGGCAACTGGCCGACTTAGACCGGCGTGGTTTGGGGGATAGTTACCGGGCGGCTAGGTTACGTTCTATCGTGGCGCAGTTAGAAAAGAGTTTAAGTAATTGGAAAAAATTTGCCAATACAAATGTCGTAAGGGAGTTGCAAGGTTTAGCCGGAGTACAGGCCGGGTTTATAGAAGATCAGTTAACGAAAGTGATACCAAGGGGTATGAGGCAAAACATACAGGTCAATGGTATTGAAATATCGCCAAAGTTTGCTGAATCTATTGTTAGCGTGGACCCTACAAAGATCAGATCAAGAGCCGTAGGAAAACAGTTAGCAGCGTTTCTAGGGGAGCCGACATTATCAGATAATCTAGGCGCGATAATGACGCTACCAAACGGAAACATTGTACAGCAAGCCTTTGATAAAATCGCTGATGATTCAGTTCAACTGTTTAGGCGTACGGTCCAAGATGGATTGATGACCGGGGAAACAACGCCCCAGATTACCCGGCGTTTGTTAGGTAACAGCAAAGAAGGGGACACGGCCAATATTTTGCAGATGTCACAGAAAGGCGGGATTATGACAACCCCACCAATCAACCAGATTCGGACCTTAGTTCGTACCAGTATTAACCAAGTTTCCAATAATGCGGCACTTTCTGTTTATCGCGCAAATAGTGATTTAACCAAGAAATATAGATATACTGCCACCCTCGACAGTAGGACAACGGCTGTCTGCGGCGCTTTAGATGGCCGAGTTTTTGAATATGAGCAAGGACCAATGCCACCACAGCACTTTAACTGTCGTTCTACCATAGTTCCAGAAATCGACTACGATAACTTGCCTTTTGACCCACCACCCACAGGTAGAAAGAGAGCTTCAGCAGATGGTCCAGTACCAGAAAAGATGGATTATGCACGTTGGTTATATTTGCAGAACGATAATGTAAAAGCCAGAATTTTAGGGGGCGGTATCGTCCCGGGTACAACAAGGTATGAAGGCGCTTTTAAATATTTTGATAGGTTGGTACAAAACACAAAGGACCCAAGACAAGCCTTGGCAAAGTTTGTTAGGGCTGATGGTAGCCGCGTATCTTTGCGGGAGCTACAGAAACGATATGGCAAGCCGGAATCAATCTTAGAAAAAGGTGTTGTAGCACCAATAAAAAAAGCAGCCCCACGAAAAGCGGCCCAAGAGTTTTACAGCCCTACTTCATCGCCAACTACTGCAATCAGCCGGGGAAAGGATATTGTAGGAAAACGATTAACACCACTAGACCAATACCGGGACGCGTACAAAACACAGTTAAGGCGCTATGATGACCTACTTGCAGAAAGAGTTGAAATAGTTAAAGACTACAACAAGGCCGTGAAAAAGGGAGATTTTACAGGACTTTCAGCAATCAACAAACGTGAGGATAAAATAAAAGCAGCCATTGTTAAGGCTAAAGAGAATGTAAGAAAAACAGAAAAAAAAGGGAAATTAATTATGCGGGAGTTGAGGGAGGAGGCTATGAAAACTTCAACAGTTTCCAAGGCAGAGATAAGGCGCAGAATAGATGACTTTAGAGTTATTGGTATTAAAAAAGATGACATACTGTATGGAGGCGTTAAAAAAAATATTGAAGAATACGGCCTTATGTTCAACGGAGCCGGTATAACTGGCGGTGGAAAAAATAAACTAGGCCGAGCAATCCCGGGCGTACCACAACAGATAAACACAGTTAAGGTATCAACTGCTAGGGCATACAACCAACCAGAAGGTAATTTCAGTATGGTCAATGTAAATATCTCGGGAATCGACCAGTTTGACGGCAACTACGGCAAAGGTACAATTTTTCATGAGTTTGCACACTCAATGGAAGGTATGAACGAGAAAAATTTATCAATGGCTGTAGCATTTCGTAACAATCGTGTTAAGGATATGAAGTTGGTCAGCCCCAAGAAGTTAAAGGGTACGATTACCGGGGGATATAACCAAAGAGAAAAAGTATTGACAGACAGTTTTATACACCCTTATGTTGGTAGGCCCTATAGAAGGGGAGTTACGTCATATAACGAACTACGCGCCCCAACTGGTTTTAAAGAAGGAGATATTTACGATGAAGCAACAGAGGTTATAAGTATGGGCGCAGAACATTTCATTGACGAAGCTGCAATGTTTCGTTTATATCAGGCTGACCCCGACCACTTTTATATGATGATGTCGTTAACAAGGACCAAATACTAATGGCTGTTAGATTTTTAGTCACGCTGATTGAAGAGACAGCAGTAATAAAACTTGAGTCCAACCCGGGACCGGCGCTAATATCCGGGGCCGATAGTATCGTTGATGAAATAATGTTTTTGGGGCCGCGTTCTTATGATTCAGTTGGCCATTTGTTGAGCTTGGATTACATAAGGCCATTAGACTTATATTTGTTTTTAGTTGATATTTTTGACCAAGAAAACATAGAGATTTTGGAAGGCGCAGAAGATGTTAAAGCTGATGACAAAGAATTAGGTATAATAGAAAAAACCGGAGTTTCCTAATGCCAGCTTCAATGTACAAAATGGGTGGTAAAAAGAAAAAGAAAAAAGGAGGTAAAAAAAGATGACCCCTTTAACTTTTTCTGTTGACGGTTCTGACCCAAAACCTGAGCCAGTTTGTTCAATGCCTACAAAGCCAGACTTTGGAAGTATGACAAAGGCACAGTTAGAAGAGTTTGGCCGTACGATTGGTATTGAACTTGATAAGCGACTAACTCACAAGAAGTTAGTGGCGTTAATCGAGGAAGCTGTCAATGCCTAAGTTTAGGCGGGCTGCTAAAGACAAAAAAACCGGCCTTCCCAAAAAATACCTTGCGGGAGCTAAGAACAAAGCTGCTAAGGCTGCTGAAATCAAAAGGACAGCTGCGGCCTATAAACGCGGTGAAAAAATTGATTTAAAAGCTATTTCAAAATTTAGGGTTTCCCAAGATGCCACCAAAAAAAAGAAAAAGCGTAAAAAGTAAATCTACAAAAGCTGAGATTATCAAGAAAAAAGCAGCTAACAGTATTTACACACCCGGAGACTTAAACAAAGTGTACCAAAGGGGTGTTGCTGCTTATGTGAGTTCGGGGTCAAGAAACGTTTCTGTAGGTGCTTGGGCTATGGGCCGGGTTAATAGTTTTGTTAGTGGAAAAGGTGGAGCAAGAAGGGCAGATAGCGACATTCATGAAAATAGAAAAAAGAACCCCAAGAAAAGATAATGGCTCCACTTACAAAAAAACAAAAAGAAACTTTGAAGGCTCATTCGGTACATCACACCAAAAGGCACATGAATTACATGGTGCGAAAAATGCGTGAGGGTATGAGTTTTGCAAGGGCGCATAGAATGGCACAGGAGAAAATAGGCAAATGACTGAAAAAGAAAAAATACAGAACAAATTGAAAAAGTATGGTCTTAAAGGGGTTAACATACCCAAGAGAACAACTGGCCACCCTACAAGCTCTCATGTTGTTTTGGCTAAAGAAGGAAATAAAGTAAAACTTATCAGATTTGGACAACAAGGAGTGCAAGGTAGCCCACCTAGAAAAGGGGAATCACAGCAATCAAAGGATAGAAGGGCTAGTTTCAAAGCAAGAATGGCTAGACATATTGCAAAAGGTCCTATGAGTGCGGCGTATTGGGCTGACAAAGTGAAATGGTAAGCTAATATGTGAACAAATTTACCCTGCGGGTTTATGTCAGAAGAAATCAACCAAGAGGCTGCGCCAACTGGTAACAACAACGAAGAGCTACTTTCACAAATCAAGGCTCTCGAAAGTCGCGTTCAATCAATGGACGCAAAAAACAAAGAATTACTAGACGAAAAGAAAAAGTTTCAGAAGCTAGAACAAACGCTTTCTACAATGCCTGACGGTACGGACGTACAAAAACTACTAGAGTTCAAACAAAAGGCCGAGCAAGCAGAACTAGAGGCTAAAGGAAAGTATTCAGAAGCACTACAGGCTCGAGATCAGCAATTTAGGGAGGCAAGTGCAACAAAAGATGAACAGATTAAAAAGTTAGAACAAAGAGTAAAAGAGTTGGAACTTATTACGCCTACGGTTTCTGCTTTGGCTGATATTGTTCACGACCCTGACATGGTATTAAAAACAAAACTTAGCCCGGAGCAAATTAAAAGGCGGGAAGATGGAACGGTTGTTGTTGTTGATGGATATGAGGAAACCCCAGTTGCCAAGTGGGCTGAGAGCCTACCAGATTGGTTAAAGAAATCTGACCCCGCGAGAGGCTCAGGCGCACCGATTGGTAGAAAAACATCAGGGAACCTACCTATTGGAATGGACAAAAACCCATTTGAAAACGGTGGAAACCTTACAGAACAGATGAGATTGTATAAAACAAATAGGCCACTTTATGACCAATTAAAGGCGGCTGCTAAAAATTAGTTGTTGATTTTGTAGATTTTTGGTTATTATAGATCGTAACTAGGGAAAGGCTGCGCCGGACTCTGTAGGGCTGCGCCCGCAATATCGTACACTTTATTTCAAGATTTTCAATGGCTACTCTTCGTAGTGACATGATTATCCCCGAGGTGTTTACGCCGTATGTTATAGAACAGACCACACAAAGGGATTCTTTCCTAGCAAGCGGTGTTGTTCAACCTATGGCTGAATTAAACGCTACTGAGGGTGGTGATCTAATAAACGTACCTTTTTTCTCTGCAAACTTGAGTGGAGATTTTGAGGTTTTATCTGATTCAAGTTCTTTAACACCCGGTAAGATCACAACCGACAAGCAAGTTGGGGTAATCCTACATAGAGGCCGTGCATTTGAATCTAGAGATTTAGCAGCACTTGCAGCGGGTTCCGACCCAATGGCTGCGATTGGTCAAAAGATCGGTGCATATATCGCTAACCAAAGACAAAAAGACCTTTTAGCTTGTCTAGATGGTGTATTTGGTTCTATAAATGCAAACGATTCTAACTCGGCTTTCTTTGATTTATGTATTGACTCTGAAAGCGGCGACACACCAACAGGACTTAGTCCAAAGCACGTTGCTAAAGCTAGATCAATCCTTGGAGATCAGGGCGACAAACTTTCAGTAGTTTGTATGCATAGCAAGGTTTACTATGATCTCGTTGAGAGAAAAATGGTTG